GGTGCCGGAAAGACTTTTTCCATCGATTTCCCCAACGGTCTGTGGGGTCCGTGTCAAGTCCTGTTACCACATTGTTATAAACTGCCATGCAGCCTGCAACAAACCACGCATTTGTCAAGGGTATACGCATGTGATGTTTAACACATGCATATATGGTTGGCCAGGTAAGCACGTATGCACATACACGTATAGGCAGGTGCCATGTGGCGCCTGCCTGTCGTGTGTGATGCTGTGGTGCTATCAAGCTTTCATGCCATGTACTCGCGTAGGTAGGTCTGTGCTGTGCGGATAGAACGTGTGTTGAATGTGACCACATGTTCGCCGTTCGGTGTCGTTACGTCGTAGCTGCCAGCGTAGCGGTTGAATGTGATGGTGTACTTGATGCCGTCAATCTTCAATGATCCGTCTTTGGCTGTAGCGTGGAGTTTGTCTGCCGTTATTTGCGCTTTTGCGTAGTCAACACTCATTACTCTCCACCCTCCGAATCCCGATACATTGCTGCAAGCTTCACTGCTTCATCATACCGTCTGCGCATGCGGGGTGAGGCAAGCAACGGCGACGGGTATTTGAGCAGTTCCCGGCATTCGTGCAATTCCATGAGCGCGGCCCGCCTAGCTGCGGCCCGTCCTGGCCCTGTGACGGGCTGTGCGGTGGGTAGCGGCTCAGGCTTGCTGATCGACATGACGCGGGCGTAGGCGCGGTCGGCTGTGGCTGGTGTGAGGCTCATTAGACTACTTCCCAAACTAGTGCGTCGACGATTTTACCGTCTGGCGAGGTCCATGTTCTGGTGTAGATTTTTCCACCCTCCATACGGTCTACGTTGTACTGTGATTCGATTACGCGGGGCTTGGCACCGGTGTAGATTACACCCTCACTACGTGCACGTTCCCGAACAAGCGATTCACTGGCTTTGATTGCACTATTCCATGCAAAGGTACTTGTTTCACCGTAGAACTCTAGTCCGGTGTGGTCGGTGATGATGGCTTTGAAGTTGCGACGTTTCATGGCGTGTGGCGCCTTTCTAGCGGTGTGCGTGGTGTCGGGGTGTGTTGCGGGTGGTGCCGGGGCCGGATAGGAAGACGTAGAGTCCGGCGGTGACGATTGGGGAGAGTAGGGCTGACATGAGCAGGATTTCAAGCATCAGATACGCCCGGCGTAGTCGAAACCGTGGGCGAGGTTGTAAAGCCCGTCAATCAAGTTTTGAACGTCATAGCCCGCATTGTGTCGGCTGGCGATACGGGCAAGCTCCGCGTTATAACGGTCTACTTGGATGTTTGGCCATACCATTCCGTTCCAGCGGGTTTCGCCGTAGGGGATGGGTTCAAGTCCGGTGAGGCCGGCGGGGAGGGTTTCGGTAGACATTTCATTTCCTTTGTTAGTGGCTGTCTTTCTAAACAAAACAATACCCTCTCACTAATAAATGTACAACCCCAAAAAATGAAATCTTTTTCAGTGTCTCAGTCAATGGAGCGCGCACCCGCACGATAAACCACGCCACCCCACCAATTGTCAACCCATCAACCCGAACATGAGCAGAACGCGCGAAACCCCTCCCACCCAACAGCGGCTGAAATTCCCGAATTTCACCCGCCCGCGTATGACCACAGAATTGTCGTTCGTTTCACAGCGAAATCCTGCACAAACAATGTCCAGAATGAAACCACAAAACCCCGGCCCGCATTTGTGCGAACCGGGGCGTACCGTGGCGGACTTTAGCGTTTCGAAATGCGCACATCACCCTGTTCCAGCAACGCCTTGGCCAGTTCTGCCTCATCAATCCCGAGCTTCGCCCCAAGTACGGCGCCGAGGGCGGCGATCCGGTCCCTGGTGACGACGTGCCTGGCTTCGATTTGTTCCTGAATGAACAGCTTGTCCTCATAGCTGAGTGCCATGTCGTCCTCTTTCTCTGTTGTTGGTAGGTCATCGACCCATTCGTCGAAAAACATCTCCGGGTCAACCCGCCCATACGTTGACGTGTTGATGACGAACCCTGGTGGGAGTACTTCGACGTGGCAGTGGGGGCCGGTGGACAGGCCACTGTTGCCGGACAGGGCGATAACATCACCCTTCCGGACGTGCGTGCCGGCGGGCAGCGGTGTGGATGAGTTGTGGCCGTAGATGAACGACGGACCATCATCCCCACAGTTGAGCACCAGGGCGTCGCCGGCGGCTGCCGTGAGCCAATACACGCTGTCTAGGTAGTTCGCCGTGGGCCAGTCGGACAGTTCAATAACACCGTCAGCGGCCGCATGAATGGGTGTGCCCTCCGGGACGGCCCAGTCATCCCCGGTGTGACCCCCAGACGGGTTAACCCCGTTGGACGGGTTCGCACCGAACCGCTGGCTTTTCCAGCCCACACCACGCGGGAACGGGTAACAGTACGTCATTACAGCCTTTCAGTTAGAGACCTTGATTCTCTTTGTTTAGACCTAGTTGGTCCTGAAAGTCCGATTCGCGCTGGGCAAGCTGGGCTTCCAGTTCTGCGATGCGCGCCTGGGCTTGGGCGAGGGCGCTGACTTGTGAGTAGAGGTCTGAGATGAGGGCGAGCAGCGCGGCGGGGTTCATTTAGACGATTCCTGTCCAGGTGTTGGCGGCGGTGGCGATGTAGATGCGTTGGTTGGCTGTGGTTGGCGTGTCGGTCCGGATGTACGTGTCGCCGGCGACGGAGGTGGAGACGTTCGGGGCGCCGGTACCGGAGAAAATACGACTTCCCGGGCCGGCGGTGGTGCCGGGACGGACGTACCCGGCGCTGCCACTCATTTCGGCCAGTGTTGTCGCGGACCCGTTGGCGGCGAAGAAACTGGTTCCCTGGGTTACAAGGTTGCCTTGGGCGTTGACGCGGAGTCGCAGGTTGGCGCCGCTGTCGTACCATTCGTTGATGTTTTTTGACTGGCCCCGTTGGGCGTTGATCCGCAGCGTTGTCGTGTTGGGGGTGGCCGGGTCAAGCATCAGTTGACCGTTGGTGGTGGCGACCGAACCTGACGCGACCACGGCGCCGCTGATGGTCGTGCCGGCGAACGCGGTGTACGTGACGATGGTGCGGGAGGATGAGTCGAGCATGAACGTACCACCCCCTGCGGGGAGGGTGACGCCCGCGTTGGTCGTCAACGTCTGCGGTGTGGTCGTGAGGGTGTAGGTACCGGACAGGGTTCCGTAAGACGTGGTCGGTTGCCCCAACTGGGCCAGTGACGTGGACCCGTCCGTGTCACCACCCCATTTGACCTTGAACGCCGTACCGGATGAGCGTCCGACGCTGACCTGGGTTTCGGAGTTCGCAGGGTCGATGACATAGACCCCGTAAGGGTTGGTAGCGCCGGACGCGACCGGCTGGTAGAACGCCCGGTAGTTGGTGATGGTCCCGAACACGGGGCCGCCGCTACTGTTCACGGACGCTTTGAAACCGTAGGCGTCGTCAACGTGGGCGGTGTTGATGACGTTGATCCGTGAACCGACGCCCAGGGCGTAGGAGCCGGCGCCGGTGACGGTGTTTGAACCCTCAATTTGTGCTATTGCTTCAAACGCGGTGACGGGTTTCGCCTGCGTGAACCCCGTACCGGTGTTTTTGATGCCGACGAACGTGGAGTACGCCTCCGCCGAGTCGTCGGTGGTGGGGCCGTAGTAGTTGGCGAGCAGGTACGCGGCCTGGGTCGTGTTGGTGACGGGGGCGTTGGTCCCGCCGGTTGTGTCACCGAATTTTTGGTAGATCGCCAACGCGCCGAGCGCTTTTGGGGGTGAACCGGTGCCGGCGAACCCGGCCGATCCGGGGGCGTTGCCGATGGTGTAGGCGACTTTGTCGGCACCGTTTTTGTAGAACCCGGTGGCGTTGGACCCGTCGTCGACGCCTTTGATGCCTGCACCGTCCAACGCGGCGTCAATGGTGGTCCCCAGGGCGGCGTCGGACAACCGGGCTGGGATGTTCGCTTCCAACAGTTTCGATGACCCGTCCAGGGGTGCGACACCGGACGGGGCGCCTTTTTCGGCGGCGTCGAGTTTGGTGTTGACTTCGTCCCCGAGCGGGCCGGTGTGTTCCAGGATGGTTTCGTACAGGGCGGCGGGTTCCAGGAATGGTGGGAGGAACTCGCCCAGGCCGGTGCGCGGGTACGGGGGCGGCGGGGGCGGGGTTCCGTAGACCATTAGGCGTTTTCCTTTATGCGTTGGGGTTTGGCGGGGATTTTGTGGTCGGGTACGCCGAGTTGTTTGAGCATGTAGACAAGCTCTGACGCCCATTCTTCGACGCGGCGGCGGAAGTTCATTTCGTTGTCGGCGCGTTCCTCCGCTGCGACGAGCCGGCCGAGGGCGGTGCGGTTGTTCTGTTTTTCTTCCCTGGCCCTGCCGTTGCGCATGGATTTTATGCCGTCGATGGCCATGGGGATGAGTTTGGCGCCGCCGAGGGCGAGGATGGTGGCGGTGACGATTTCGGCTATGTTGATGGTCATGTTCATCGTGCCGGGTTCAGGTAGGCCCAGTCGATACGGCGGTAGCGTTTGGCGTTGTCGATGATCGCGGCGACTTCGAGGGCGACAATAAGCCAAATGGTGGAGGTTGTGGTGGTGCGGGTGAACGCAAAAAACAGGGTTGGCACGAGCAGGGTGACGTACCCGACGCCGGTGATCCACAACGCCGCGCGTTCCAGCCACCACATGCCGGTGATGACCGACCACGCCCCGGTCAGGCCGCCGACAACGAGGATGACCCCGACGATGACGGCGAGGGTGGGGCCGATTTGTCCGGTGACGATGGTTGGGAGTCCGCCCATGGCGGCGAGCAGGCCGGCGGTCGCGGCGATCGCGTAGCCGAGTATTTGGAGGGCGTTGATGAACGCCGGTTCACGAACCCAACGCGACAACAGGCTCATGCTGCATGCTCCCCGGTTTGGCGGGGTTTGACGGCGTACCCGGCGAGCAGGACAACGACGATGGTGATTTGCGCCTGAATATCGTCGGGTACGTTGATGCCGTTTAGTTCCAGAATCCAGCAGACAAGGGCGGTGAGGGCGGCGGCGCCGGTTGTTGCGCTTGTCACCGGCCCGATGGTTCGTGGTGTGTCGCTCATTGTCGCTCCCCAGCGTTTAGCGTTTGAATATTTCGATGAATGCGTTCCGTGATTTTGGTGTGTCGAAATAGGTGTTCCCATTTCTGAAGGCGGTGCGTAAAGATTGCATTACCTTGTCTGAATAGGATAACAAGGTTTTCCCTTCTGACATACGTTCGGGGAGCATGGTGAAAAGGATTTCCTGTTTTGGTCGTTTTTCTTGGACATAGTATTTGCCGGCGAACCAGTCAACCCATACGGAGAATGTGCCCTGTTTGGATTCGATGCTGTACGTGTACCGGGCGGATGCGCCTTTGATGTTGAGCAAATTGTCGTTGTTGTCGGCGAATTCGTTGCCGGCGGCGAAGTCGCCGTATTCGGTGCCGGCAATGAATTTACCGAACCGTGTGGCGTACACCTGTTCGGTGAACTCTGCCGCTTTGACCACATGCACAACAATGAACCCGTCACGGATGACAATGAATTCGGTGTCTTTATCGATTTTGATGTTGTACTCAAGAAAGTACGGGTTCGTTATTGACACGGCGTTGGCCATGAAAAAGACTTTAGTTTTGTCCTGGTTCCTGTCGACCGTGGAATACAGGTTGTTAAACGCGTGGACTTCGTTGGAAATGTAATGGGTGGTGCCTTTTTCGAGGATGAACTCGTCAAACCCGATATTCGTCACCAGAGGGTACGCGACGGATTTGATGCTTTGGGCGGTGGACAGGGCCACGAAATGGCCGATCACTTTCCAGGGGCGTTTCTTGTCGTCCCTGGTGCTGGCGGGGGCCATGTGCGCGGCTGCGCCCATCACCCGGAAATCCCAGTCGGGGAACTCATTGTTCGCAATCAAATCAGCAAAGAAAGTGTCTTTGGAGACTTTGAGTTCTTCTTTGTACCGGCGAACATACATAAACTGTTCACCCTTACGGATGAAATTCTTTATCGCCTTCTTTTTCCACCCATACGTTTTTCCCACACCACGAGCGCCCACCATAAAATTGTAGGTGCCATTAAAAGACGAAATTTTGTCCCAGTTGTACCACTTAAACGTTTTGCGGGATTTGTGTGGCATTGTGGCGGCCTCAGCTATTGCGGTCATTTCATTTATCCTTTTTCACCGTTTCACACCAAAACGCATGTATGATAACCAGCTTACCATTTTCATATTTTCCGTATTTACCTCCACATGTGCATTTCAAATGACTACTCCATGGTCTCGGAGGACGGGTAAGGGGTCGATGAAGTTGGCGCCGTTGTTGTACGGCGGCGCCCACGGATCATTCCAGGTGCCTTCTATAATTTCGAAGTGTAGGTGTGTTCCGGTGACGTTCCCCGTCGCACCCTCCGTGAACAGCACAGTGCCGGCGGGCACGGTCGTCCCCGCTGACACCATCAAAGACTCATCAGCGCCGTGGTTGTACGTGAACGTGTACAACCCGTCCGTGGAGTGCCCTTTCACGTACGTCCCGGCGGTCGCGTTGCCACCCTCGTAGGCGTCCACGGCCACCGTAATCACCATATCCGTCACAGACAGGACGGGGGCGCCGGTGGGGGCGGTGGTGGTGGACAGGTCAATGCCGTAGTGGAATCCGCCTTGCCGCCACCCAAACCCGGACGTCATGATCGCGCCTTCCAGGGGGTGGACCCATGACCCGGTTGGGGGCGGGTCTTCAGGTGGTGGGGGTGGTTCCCACGGGTCGGGGTCGGGCGGGTCGCCGACGGTGGTTTTGCGTGGCAGGTACCGGCCCCGCCCGTCAGGGTACGCGTCAACCTTTTTCCCATCAATGTAATGGATACGCAAAGAACCCCCTACCGTCTCAAGGTAGCGAATAGTTGCATAGTCCAGTGTCATAAATGAATTCTATCAGTCAAACAAAACGCCCCCACATTTTCATGTGGGGGCGCCTGATCTTTAAATAGTGTTATCCGTTGGTGTTCATGAAGTCGATGATGGTTTGGTTGTTGACGAGGGTGTAGCTGATGAAATCGTGGCCGCTGTTGAGCGGCACGAGGGTCACGTTGGGTCCGACGTCGGCGGCGAAGCCGGTTGCTTCACCCGGGATGCACACAGCGTCGGTGAGGCCGTAAAACAGCAGGATGGGGATTCCCGCGTACTTCCCCAGGCCGGCCTGCGTGCGGGGGTTCTTCGTGGACCCCATGGTCGCCTCATCATATGTCCCGCCGTGCGCGGCGTTGACCAGGGATGCGTACCCGCCCCGGTTGTTGGTTTTGACGTCGTTGACGTTGATGACGGGGATTACCATGATGATCCCGGCTACCTTTGTCGGGTTCGCTGCGGCCCAGTTCAGCGCGGTCAAACCGCCCATCGATGAACCGACCAGGAACACTTTGCCGGGTTTGGTGCCGGGGATGGCCTGGATGCGCTGGTACGACCTCTCGGCCCCGTCAATGGCCGCCTGGTTCCCCCAGGTTTGGGGCCCGCCGGCGTCGGCCGCGATGGCGTTGTACCCTGCCCGGGCGATGTGCGCGGGCGTGTGAGGTTTCCCGTCATTCAACGACGTGAGGGCCGTCCAGGCGGTCCCGGACGCGCCGTGCA